TGTTGCAAAAGGTATAGCAAGAAAAGAAATACAAAATCAAATATCAGCAGAAGAAAACTATGAACAAGTTGTAAGTAGAAGTGTTCCTAATGTACAGGTTAGGAAAGTAAAAACTAAAGCAGCTGATCAAGCAAGAGGATTTCAACAATATAGTGTGTTATATCCTGATGACACAATTATAAAAACTTTAGTGCCAGCAAATATAGATGTTGCAGATGCAAAGGAGCAAGCAGCTAGACAAACATTTACACAAAGAGTAGAAAAATTAGAAGAAGAAAATATAAAAACTAAAGATGTACCAGATGCATCACAACAAGATTATATACAGGCTGTTAATAACTCATTGTTTAAACGTACTAACCCATTAGCAGAATTATTATCTATAGCTGGACCACAAGTAAAACAAAGTAGAACACCAGCAATACAAACAGAACAAGTTCAAGACCTAATAGAAGAAGCACCGCAGTTAGAAGCACCTGATCTATCTGGCATCAATTATCAAGGAAACTTATATAAGTTTAAAGATAATATAAATGCCAGTGATTTTGTAATGAATCTAAGGCGTATAGCTAAAAGAACTATGCCTGATGCAGATATAGTTGCAGTAGATACATTGTTTAATGAGGATGGAAATGAAGTAGCTGGTGTAACTATTGGTGACATGATAGCTATAAATTTAGAAACTAATCCTGAAAATGGTAGACCTAGATTTGCTTCACCTACAGATACTGTTTATCACGAAGCTGTTCATTACTTTATAAATAATAATTATTTTAAACCAGAAGTATTACAAATCTTAGCTGAGAACCAACAAAGAATATTTGATATAGCTAATACAAGATTAAGACAGGGAGAAGATAAAACTGCTACTGTACAGAATTTTGAGGAGGCTGTTGCTATAGCATCAGGATATTACAACGAACAAAAACTACAAGGCAGAACTCCTTTTGAATTTACACCCGGAATAAGAAGAGTATTTGAACCTCTCTTCAAATTTTTTAATCAGGTTGCTAAATACTTTAGTGGCAAAAAATACAGGAAACTAGAGGATGTATTTGATGCTATAAGAACAGGTGATTTATATCAAGATGCTGTAGATAATCCTAAGATACTTAGTCCACCACAACAACAGTTCCAAGAAGAATTGTTTAAACAAACTGGATATGTAGGCTCATACAAAGGCGGATCAATAACAGAAGATATGAATCTTGATTATGATTCAAATAGAAACATGACACCTTTGTATAGCAGAACACCTTCTTTTGGTTTACAAGAACTAAAGATTAGTGAAATGGGTCAAAGGATTGATAGGTTACAAGATGCTGTAAATAATACTAAAACTAAATCTACTAAAGCAGATAAATGGTTAACAACTAATAAACAAGGACAAGAGTTATTAACAGGCTCTAACGTGCCTTTTAATAAACTTTACCTACAAGATACTAGATTAGATGAATGGTTGTCAGAACAAGTTAATGAAGATGGCAATCCAAGAGAAGTAAGCATAGATGAAATAAAAAATTATTTAAAAACTAATACTGGTTTTATATCTATGCAAATGACAGGCGGTGATACTACAACTTATGTAAGAGCAACTAATATAAATGAACAACAAACTATAGAGTATTATCAAAATGAAATTTTAAATAGCACTATAGCTTTAAATCAATTTACGTCAGGTGTGCAATCACATTTAGTTAATAGGGATGATACATATAAAGCATTAAAAGAAGAGTTTTATACAGGACCAGACGATCAAGGTTCAGGAGCATTCTACGATTTAACAAGAAATTTAGACCAAATAGAAGAGTCTTATAAAAAATTAAATCTTTCTATGAAACAACCTATAGGAAGAAACTTTGATGTTTTAAGACAAGCACTAAATGTAGAAACTAAATCACCTGATTTTCTTTTTTCAGATGCTAAAGCTGGAGAAATAGAGACAGCTATAAATCAATTAACTGTATCAGGGCAGTTGTTACAAAATACAGATGCTTTAAGAAAGGCTGATCCTGATGGTCATTTAGAAAAATTTTTAGTAGCTTTAGAAAATAATAAAATAGTTAGTGATCCTATAATAGAAATATTAGATGAGATAAATACAGACTCATTTGATGGTGGTAATAGGTACAATAAATTAGATTTACAAGATAATAAATTAACTCAATTAGTTAATGCAAGAAACCAAGCAAAAAGACAAAACGAATATTTTACAAGGTTGTTATATGGAGAGGGTACAACAGGTGAACTTAATCCTGTAATAAGATCATCATTTGAATCTGCTGGATATTCAACAACTCCCGGTTTTAATATAGATACTACAAGTGGTAAGTTTACTGATATACAAAGATTAGCATTTCAAGCTATTAAAAATGGCAATCCTAATAAATCAGAAGGACAAATAATACAAGAACGTATACAAGGAATACCACAAGAAGTTGCAAACTTTACAGAAGAACAATTAGCAGAGTTTACACGTAGACGTAGATTTGATGGTGAAGATTATGGAACTACAGTACACGTAGAAAATAGTAGAAATGTTGTTTACGCTTGGAATCCCGGTGCTTCGCAAGAACAAAAAGGATACTATTCAAATCCACATTTTCCTAACTCTATACGTAACGCTTTTGTTCATGCAAGAATAAAAGATGTTTATGTATTAGATGATAATAATACTTTAAAGAAAATATTATTTATAGATGAAGTGCAATCTGATATGTATGCAGATGTAAAGAAAGCTGTAGATAAATACTTAAATGAATTAAATGATGGTGATCCTAGAAAAGAAGGAGGCGCATCCTCTTTGACAGAAGCAGAAGTAAAAGAAGCATTAGAAGGTTATCCAACTACTCAAGATATGCCAGCTGTACCACTTATAGGATTTCCTAAACCTAACTTTAATAAGTGGCAAGATTTTATTATTGAAGAAATGAATATGCTTGCTGTTAATGAAGGGTTTGATGGTATAGCTATTGCCAGTACAGCAATACAAGCAGAAAGAAATGGTAATAATCTTAAGAACAATTTTAACTTTTTAAGTTTTTATCCTTCAGTTAATCCACGAGATATTACTACTAATCTTAGTACAGAATTAACTCATACTCCTTCTGGACAAACAGTAGAAGAAGGTACTTTATTACAGCAAGGATATTTAACACAAGAAGAACTAAATCAAGATAATCCTAATAATCCAAAGTTAACTAGAAGTGCAGCAGCACAATATTTTGGTGATGTTTTTACAAGAGATACTAACTCATATGAATTTAAAAATTATGTTAATTATGCTCGTTTGGTAGGTATGACGGATGGATTTATTAGTCAGGATATAACTTTATCTTTAGAAGATTCTAATAAAATAATTCAACATTATGTAAATGCTAGTAATTATTTAGGTGATGGTAATACAGAACGTCTAGTTGGAAGCGTGTCATCTATATTGCCAAATGATTTAGCTGATTTAATAAAAGGTCAAATACAAAATGGTATTAGATCAAATATGCAAAGACCTGATATTAATGTTATTACACAAGAAGAAGCTGCGTTAGATCAAAATAATAATTTAACTATTGATACTTCAAGGTTACTACGTAATGCAGGTAATCAATCAGCTATAGGTGCTGGATATATAAACTTAAGAAAGTTAACTGATAATCAAACACAACAGTTTTTTTCTAAGTCAGGATGGGATATATATAGCAATACATACCCTAATAAAATTAAAAAGTCTTTAGATAAACTAGGTATTAAATATGAAACACAAGGTCAATCTGTTAAAGAAATAATACAAGATATATTTGGTGCAGATTCTGATGTGACTATTAATAATGTAGTAGATAGAGACTTTCATTCTAATAGATTATATCAAGCACCATATGACGAGTTAGTAGAGCAAGAACAATTTACTGTAGATGAAGTTATATTTAGAACTAAATCTGAAATAGATGCTAGAAAAGGTAAACCTTTATTACTACAAACAGCATTTAAAGATAATGCTAGATTGCTTTATAAAGGTGAGCCAGCAAAAAAACATCAATCAAGATTTAATGTGCCAGTATTTACTTTTGAAAGTGATGCACAAGTAGTAAACAACCCAGCCAAATATTCTAGTACACCAGCAGATGCACAGAAGGCTAGTTATTGGAAAAGAATTGTAAACTTTTTAGGCAACCTTACAGAGAGTAAATACTTTAGTGGTCTTGGTAATCTTGAACAAAGAAAAGAATATCAAAGATTAAAAGGATTAACTGCTGGTGAAATCAATAAAGCCGAGAAAGTAGCTAAAGATTTTTATAATGATCTAGGACAATATCTTAATCCTAGAAAATCACAAAAAACTAAAGAAGAACTTAATAGAAATGTACAACAGTTTAATGCTTTTATAGAGGGTGGTATGGATGCAGACCCTGCACTTATAACAGATGAAGGTTTAAGAAAGGTTGCTGTTAAAAGTAAACAAGCTATAGATAGAATAGGACAGATGTTAGTTCAAAGAGGTGTACTACCTAGATCAAAGTTTGAAGAAAATAGAGGAACATATTTACCTTTGTTATATATGAAACATATTCTTAATAATCCAACAGGTACTAAGTTTTCATATACAAAAGCTAGGAAAGATTTAACAGATGAAACTAAATTAATACTAGGCGATATAACAGAACTATCACCAGAGTATAGAGTTCTTGCTGGTGTACAAAGACCATTGCGTGATATGGCAATATTAGATTTTTTCAATCAAGTTTCTAAGAATCAAAATTGGGCAATACGTAATGATGATATGTTAGTTACTATTGAACAAGGTGGAGTAGAACAAAAGGTAAGTGCTTTGTGGTTATTAGAAGAAGCTAAAAGATTACAAGAACAAGCAACTTATTTTGAGAATGGTCAACCTGAACAAGCACTAGCTATGAGAAATCTTGCACAGCAATATGAACAACTAGGAATGCCTGTAGCAGAAAGACTAGGATATGGTGCTGATAAACCATTAGATGAAAACTTTAAGAGACTACCTACTACTAAACAGTATGGAATGATGAGAGGTGTAGCTGTAAGAAAAGAAATTTATGATGATGTCATAGGTACTTTTACTATGGGTGATACTGATAATGCTTTTAGTAAAACCATAGCTGCTTTAGAAAAAGGCACAAGTATTTGGAAACTTCTTAAAGTACCACTTAACCCACCAACTGTAGTACGTAACGTAGGTTCTAACATGATACTTATGAATATAGTTGGGGGTGTGCCTATACATAAAGTATTGCCTAGAATGAGACAAGCTATAGAACAAATAAGAAGTAATGGTAAGTATTGGAAGATAGCTGAAGATTACGGCATACAAAATACACAGTTTACAAATCAAGAAATGCTACAAATAAGTGAAGAGTATTTAGATTTGTTACAAGAAGTTGATCCACTAGGACCAGTAGCTAAGTTTTTTAGACTGCCAAAATTGTTAACTGCTAGAGTATTTAAAACTGCTGGTGATGTATATCAATTTACAGAATCTGTAGGTAAGACAGCAGTAATAATAGATGCTATGGAAAGACAAGGCATGTCAGAGTTTGATGCATTTCAACTTGCACAGAAAGCTTTGTTTGATTATTCCGATGTACCTATGGCTGGTAAGTTATTTAGGAAAGCACCTATAGGTATGCCTTTCTTTACTTTTTATTACAAAGCATTTCCAGCTTTAGTTGAAGCAGCTATTAATCATCCATTTAGATATGCACCATACGTAGCCTTATCAGCTGGACTTACTGCTTTATCTGCATATGCATTTGGTTTTGAAGATGATGAAGAAGAAAAGTTACAAAAAGGATTAGAGCCTTGGCTTGCTAAAAGAACAGGTGTTTATGTACTGCCTTTTAAAGACAGTGATGGAAGATATCAATTCTTAGATATAGGATATTTCTTTCCTTGGACTATGTACACAGATGCAGTAAGAGATATAGCTGGTGGTGATTTCTTTGAAGCACAAAGGACAACAGGATTTTTATCAGGACCTTTCTCAGATATTTTCCTAGCAATTAAAACCAATAAAGACCCGTTTACACAACGTACTATATGGGATAAACGTGATCCTGTAGAAGATAGAATACAAAATATGTTTTGGTATATGTATAGTTTAGGTATGCCATCATGGTTAACACCTAATGGTGCTATAAGTAAAACTACTAAAGCATTACAAGATATACCTAGACCAACAGGCGCACCAGCAGATACTGTGCCACAAGCATTGTTACGTTTTGTTGGAGTAAACGTATATGGATTAGATACAGAAGAAACTAGGATAAGAAATATTAAGAAGATGAGACAAGAGATTCTTGATATACAACAAAGGTTTAAGTATGCAATGGCAAATCAATCTTATACACAAGAAAAGAAAGATAGATTAAGACAGAGATACATGCAGATGATTAAAGAAAAAGTAGATTTATTGCAAAGATATAAAATAGATACAGCAATACCAAGACATATATTAGAAAGGGAGAGTAAATTCCAAGATGGATAGAGATAAATTAGTAAAAGAAATAATACAAGATGAAGGGTTTGAATATGAAATATATTTAGACCATTTAGGATACCCAACATTTGGTGTTGGTCATTTGATTATTCCTAAAGATAAAGAATATGGCATGGATGTAGGAACACCAGTATCTGAAGAAAGAATACTAGAGTGTTTAAACGCTGACATAGACATAGTGTGTATGGAGTTAGATAGAAACATGTCATGGTGGAGAGACTTAGATGATGATAAACAAAGAGTTATGGCGAACATGGCTTTTAATTTAGGTCTACCTAGATTGGGAGGATTCAAAAAATTTTTGAAGGCTATGGAGGAAGGAGATTTCCAAACAGCTGCTGTCGAAATGATGGATAGTAGATGGGCGACACAGGTAGGGAACAGAGCCAAAAGGTTGAGAGATAGAGTGGCATCGTGACGGAAGCATTTGATCTAATAGCTAAGCTAGGACTGCCTATAGCTAGTGGATTAATAATGGCTTTCTTTATATTCTTAGTTATGAAACAACTAATGGATGGTCTAGTAGATGAGATCAAAACCATAGAGGGTATATCTAAGATGCTTATAACAAGAGCATCAACAATGAACAACGACATCATACGTATAGATACCAGTGTATCTAGCGCACTTAACATATCGCCAGACCTAGAACGTATAGCTAGAGCAGAGAACTTTGTAGAGGATGGCAGTATAGATGCAAGGCGAGACTGATGGATATAGCAAAGATAGTACAAGACTTTGGTTTTCCTGTGGTTATGGTAGTAGGTCTAGGATATTTTGTATACTTTGTATGGCAGACTATAACCAATAAGATAGACCCAGCAGTTGCCGAAATGAAAACAACAATCATCAGGCTTACCGACCAGCTTAGATTGTTAGATCAAGATATGATTCGTTTACAACAAAAGGTAAACACAGTCTTAGAACTTAAAGAAAAAGAAAAAAAACATGAAAGACAAAAATGAAATACTATCTATTTTAGGTATTATCTTAATATTGTTAGCTATAACTTTATCTGTAGGAGCAGATGAAATGACACACAAGTTTAAGAACCCTAGCTTTTCAGGTGTCGGTACATCCAGTCACTATCTAACTATAGAAAACCAAGAGTTTTCAAGAAAAGAAGCTATACGTGAAGAAATAAAAGCTTATGTAGAAGAACTAGAAAGGGAAGCTGATAACACTACGTTAGCTAGATTTATACGTAACCTAGAGAGTAGAATATACGCACAGCTTTCAAGGCAGCTAGTTGATAGTTTGTTTGGAGAGACTGCATCTGAGTTTGGTATCTTAGAATTAGAAGGCAACACTATAGAATACAGAGTAGAGGACGACAAAGTAACACTTATAATTACAGATGAAGAAGGCAATACAACAGAAATTACTGTACCTCTTGGTTCTTTTACTTTCTAGTTGTTCATTAATCATACCCCCATTAGATAATGGGTTGCCCCCGATAAGGAACATTGAGCCAGCACAAGTTGGTTCTTTATTAACTAAACTAGCAGAGGTATCTAAACCTGAACGCAAACCTGTAGTAGCTATATATCCTTCCTCGTTTAAAGATAATACAGGACAGCGTAGAAGTAATAGCCAGTACGCTAGTTTTAGCACAGCAGTAACACAAGCACCTGATGCATATCTTATTAGAGCATTACAACACTCTAATGTATTTGATGTAGTAGAGCGTACAGGACTAGATAATCTTACTAAAGAACGACAGATTATACGTACAACTCGTGAGTCATTTGATGAAAAACAAAAGGTAAAACCTTTATTGTTTGCTGGTTTATTAATGGAAGGTGGTGTTGTAAGTTATGAAACCAATGTTAAATCAGGTGGTGCTGGTGCAAGATACTTAGGTATAGGTGCATCAAAACAATATAGACAGGACTCAGTTACTATATCTTTACGTACAGTATCAGTAAGCACAGGTAAAATATTGCTAGAAGTCTTAGTGACTAAGTCAATTCTAAGTGCATCTATCTCTTCAGATGTGTTCAGATTTTATACAAATAATACTGAATTAGTTGAAATTGAAAGTGGTATAGTAGAGAATGAGTCTATAAATATTGCTTTGCAGATGGCTATTGAGTTAGCAGTTCTACAAACAATAGAGGAGGGTTATGAAAAAGGTTATTGGAAACAAAAAGACCACACTTAATTTATTGTTTCTATTAATATCTTTTAGCGTATATACAGCTGACAATGAAGTATACATAGATCAGTCAGGTGCAACATCTAACTTAGATATAGAACAAGTTGGTGGTGGTGGTAATATTATTGGTGGATCAGATGCTACAGCTGGTGCTTCTAATATGACCCCATTGGATTTAGATGGTGCAACTATGACGCTAGACATATTACAGAAAGGTGCATCAAATAAATTTCTTGGTGATATATGGGCAGATACTTACACAGGTTACTTCTCATTTATAGGTGATAGTAATACATTCAATATGTCTACTGATGAAACCAATGCTACAGGTGCAGATGGTTCTAATGTAAACGTACAGGTTACAGGTAATACAAATACTATGACACTCAATCATGCTATGACTGCACTTGCCGCTAATTTAGATTTAGATTGGATTATACAGGGTGGAGGTAATAGTATTACAGCAGCTATAGATGTAGATGGTGCTACTAACTACATGGATATTGATGGTA